TGGCGCAAGCTGAGATTATCAACCAGCTTTCACCTGAAGAGCAAATGCAGCTTCAAGCTTCTCAGGAAGGCATGATGGCTATGCAAGAAGAAGTTGCTTCCCGCGCTGCTGAGATAGTTGGTGAGCTGACAGAGCAGTATGCACAGGCTGTATCACCACCACAACAGCAAGACCCACTTGTGGCAATACGCCAGCAAGAATTGCAGTTACGCGGTATGGATATTGAGCGCAGAGCTAAAGAAGCTGCTGATAAGGCACAGCTTGAGCGTGAGAAGGAAATGAATGACCAGATGGAAGCTGCGGCTCGCATCAACATTCAGAAAGAGGCTTTAGACGAAAAGACTAGGGTTGCAGAAGAGCGCATTCAAACTCAAAGAGATATTGCTGCGCTTAACAATATGACGAAGGGCAAAAAGTAAGTGGAGGGCACTTTATGGAAGAAACTAGGCAGCTAAATTGGACTCTTAAAGATGACTGCTTGGTGATTGATAACTTTTTAAAGCCAGAAGAATGTAAAAGTATTATTGATTACTACGAAGCCGCGGCAAGCAATGGTCATGTTTATCACAAGGTAAGCTTGGAAAGAACTGATAGTGTGTTTTTTGCCCCTTTGGATGCGATGCCTTTGACCTCAGATGCTAAATTGATTAGTTTGGTAACTGACAGAATTTTGAATGTTGGGCTTGGTCAATATTCACAATGCTTTCCAGTTTTAACGTCTTGGCTCAAAAACGCAGCTTTTTCAAATAGCTGTTTTAAAATACAAAAAACCCCAGCGGGCGGAGGATTTCATTCGTGGCACCATGAGCAATCTGACGCTTCTACAATAGACAGGTTTTTAACCTGGACCATATACTTAAACGAAGTTGAAGGCGGAGAAACTGAGTTTTTGTATAGGAAATTTAGGGTAGAGCCGAAACAAGGAAGGTTTTGTATTTTCCCGTGTCACTTTACAACCGTGCATAGGGGAAATCCGCCGTTAGATAAAGATAAATATATTGTTACGGGATGGTTCACTGTTCACTCTGTATCTCCAGACGCATTCAATACATAGGAGGATTAAATGTCAGCAAGTTCACTAAATCGCAAAGTCGCGGAAATAGAAAAAGCCAAGAAAGTGGAGCGTAGAAATGCCCTTATTCAAAGGTACAAGTCAGAAAACGATATCATCAAACATATCGAAGTTGAGGAGCGAGGGGTACCCGCAGAGACAAGCGGTAGCGATAGCCCTGAACCAATCAAAGCCGAAATCCCAAAGGCGAAGCCAAAGAAGCCAGCAGCCAAAAAAGCCAGTCGCTCTAAGAACGGGTGGAGTGGTAAAAGGCTTCTCTCCGATAGCTAGGCCTCAGAGATTCCAAGGTGTGTTCTAATGACATATACTATGGAGAAGATTCTGGCGTGGAAGATTTTACCCCGCGTAATGATGGGCGTGATGACCTGGATGTATATCGAAGTGTTGTACTGGTTTATGGCACTCAGTCCAGAGGCCATGACTTCTCAAGCGACAGCGCTAACTGCAACCGTGACGGGCGCCATGACAGGCGCCTTCGCCGTTTGGTTAGGGCATGAAAAGTAAATGCCTATAGAGCTTCAATATTGGTTGGTGTTTATGGTCACGCTGAATACATTTATAAATGTGATTGTGTTCTTTAGGCACAGGTTCAAAGGAAATGCCAAGAGTTAGCGAAAATACTGAAGTAGCCCTGCCGCTACGGAATATCATCAGCATGATTGCTGGTGCGTCCGTAGCCACATGGGCATATTTTGGTATTATTGAGCGGCTCAACCAGATTGAGACTAACATCACCATGATGAATTCTGATGTTACACAGAACACAGACTTCCGCATCAAATGGCCTCGCGGTGAGATGGGTTCTCTGCCAGCCGATTCCGAACAATTTATGCTAATAGAGCATATTGCTGGAGAGCTAGAAAAGCTTGCCACAGAGATAGAAGAAGGCCGCGCTCCATACGACCAGCAACAAAAGCTTACCCTAGAGTTTTACGAAAAGCGCATATCTAATTTAGAACAACGCCTAGAGGCGCTTCGCAATGGTGACTGAGTTAACATTCGTTTTATTGCTTGTTATTTCAGGCGAGAGGTTAGAATTTACGCCGTATGATAACCTTTCTGAATGTCTTTCCACTAAGCGCAAAATTGAAAGAAAAGTAGGTCGCTATCAAAAGGACTTTAACAAGCGATGGACTTGTAAAGAGATGACAGTTAAAATGCAAGACGGGGCTATCTTAGAAATTATTGAATAGCTGGAGGGTTTGTTTGGAGTAAAGAATGGACCCCGCAACCGCGATAGCCATAGCCACTGCCAGCTTTAGCGCTCTTAAAAAGGGTTTTTCCCTTTCCAAAGATGTCTATTCTATGGCATCTGATATCGGCAAGTTTATGGATGCCATAGACTCCGTAAAAAACACCCACAAAGAAGAAAAGAAAAAATACGGCAGCGTTGGTGAAGAGGCGTTGCAAACATTTATGTCACATAGAAAAGCTCAAGAGATGGAAAATGAGCTTAGAAACTTTTTAATTGCTAATTATGGATTTAATGCTTGGCAAGATGTTTTGCGAATACAGGCAAAGATACGCAAAGAAAGAATAGCCATGAAAGAAAAAAGAAAGAGGCAGATAGAACAGGCTGTAGAAATAGCTTTCGCAGTTCTTGTTGGTGTGTTGGGTTTACTTGCTATATATTTATTTGCTATGTACTTAAAAGGGTAGGAGGTTCACATGCTACAAGCTTTAATAGGCCCAGCCACTGAAATAATTGGTAAGTTCATTGAGGACAAAGACCAAAAAAATAAATTGGCGCATGAAATCGCCACTATGGCGGAAAAACATGCTCAAGAGTTGGCAAAAGGCCAAATGGCTATTAACGCTGAAGAGGCGAAGCACCGAAACATCTTTGTAGCAGGCTGGCGCCCCTTTATTGGCTGGACTTGTGGTCTTGCGTTATTCGCGCACTTCATTTTATTTCCTTCAGCAGATGTAATTACCGCCTATCTTGGATATGACGCAGTTTCATACCCTGCCTTTGATATGGATAGCTTAATGACTATATTGTTAGGTATGTTAGGTCTTGGCGGAATGCGTAGCTTTGAAAAGTACAAAAAACTAACTAAATAAGCTACGCCTGGAGGGGTTATGGACGCAATAGCATTAACTGAACATTTATTAAAGAACATCCGACAGCAGAAGGATGACTATGCAACTATGCTGTCGAATGGTGCGGTAGAGAATATGGAAAACTACCGCTTCATAGTGGGTCAAATACGCGGACTGACTTACTGTGAAGATGAAATAAGAGCCGCGATGAGAGGGGTCATTGAAGATGGCTAAAAAACTATTCGTGCCTGAAAGGGTTGCGGCTAACATGAAGTCTGATGCGCCACAGACTGAAATACCAAAGGCGGTGCAGAAAGCTCTTCCTCCAGAAGAGGAGAACAAGAACACAGAAAACCCATCAGAGATGGACGCATCCGCGCTAGAGCGGCTTCCTGACCCTGTAGGTTATCGCCTTCTTGTTATTCCTTATTACCCACCAGCGAAAACAAAAGGCGGGATTTATATCCCAGACGCCACTCGTGATAGAGAAGCGTTTGCGACTGTTGCTGCCTACGTTGTTAAGGTTGGTCCAGACGCCTATAAAGACCAAGATAAGTTTCCATCAGGCGCGTGGGCTTCTGAGAAATCATGGGTACTTATGGGCAGATATGCTGGGAATAGGTTTAAAGTGGACGGTCTTGAGGTAAGACTGATAAATGACGATAACATTATCGCCACTATACTTGACCCATCAGATATCTCGTATGTATAAAAATACTGGAGGCATATTATGAGTATTGAAGAAATGCAAGAAGCTGAAGATAATTTCAAATTCGATGTTGAGGATTCTGATGATTCCTACACTGAAGATTCTGAAAAACAACCCGAACAATTGTTCGACTCTTCAGATGATTCATCCGATGACGGGGCGTCTGAAGATGATTTAGAGAATTATAGCGGCAATGTGCAGAAGCGCATTAATCAGCTAACAGCCAAGCGTAAGCAGGCAATGGAAGAGGCAGAAGCTGCGTATCAGTACGCGCAGCAAGTCGCTGAAGAAAACAAGCAAATAAAGGCTCGCTTAAATCAACTGGACCAAGGCTACACCAATGAATACGGTGCCCGCGTTGAGTCTCAGATGGAGCAAGCTAAAAAGCTGCTTAGAGAAGCCCGCGATATTGGCGACATTGATAAAGAGACAGAAGCTGTTTCTTTGCTGCAACGTCTTGCAATTGAACAGGAAAGAGTCCGCGTTCAAAAGCAGAGAGCGGAACAGCAAGTCAATGTTGAGCAGCAGCCGCCGCAAATGCCGCAAAGGC